TGCTTGCTCTTTTTGCTGAAGAGACGCACTTTGGTGTTCCCTCTCCTGGTTCATCACTGGCGCAAGTCCCACCTGTAACGACGTTGACCCAACCACCTTTACCATCTTTTGATTTGGATCCTTTGAACCACTTATGCAAGGTTCCTTCACTGACGCCTCCGCCATTAGAACCCCCATTAGAGTGCCCATTCCCATTTCCATTGCCATTCTTGTTATTTCCATTCTCTGTAGTTTCGTCCTTTTCTTCTTCTTTTTCTTTACGCAACCAACCACCAAGTCCTACACGATATCCCAGAGGAATTCGCTTACACTTTTTATCTTTATAGCAGTAATAATAACCCTGCTTACACTTCTTCATTTTCGTTGCTTGCGTTATTATTATTTAGAAAACCTTGCTTCAGCATTTTCTGAAGTTCTGATGTTGATCCAACAAACACAGCATTATTTGTCACATTATTTGTAGTTTTCTTTGTATCTGCCTCAACATCCTTAAGTTTCTTTTGAAGATCAATTAACTTATCAGTAGTATCTGCAACACTTTTAATCAACTGACCTGCAACTTCATAAGCTCTTGGACTTGCACCCTCACCAGCAACTTCCATAATTCCATTAATTGCTTCTTGCCCCTTTTCTATCAAAGAATATAAATTTGCTCTAGTATACTCGTAATCTTTTTGAATATCCTGATCCTTTTTTTCGATAATATTTAATTGTTGAGATGATTCTTCATCAACAATCCCACTCTCAACATTAAGAGCTTTATCTATACTATGATAATTATCATTCATACTAATTAAATATCAGTTTGTTGAGTTGGACTATATTCTTTAGAATCTGTGAAGAAATCTATTGATTCACTAAATCCAAAATCATCATTTGGTCCGGCAGTAATAGGATCTGGTGTAACAGTATATCTGACAGATCGTTTTGCTGTTTGTGTATCGACTCCATCATGCTGATCAACAATAACTTTTTTGATCAATCCATCTGTGGATTCGGCAACAGGTCCAAAGAGATATGTTTTAGCTGTAAATTGTAATGTATATATTAAAGCTCTTCTGGTGCTATAATCCCCCTCATAATCATCTTGAAGAGATATTGAATTTAAAACAACAGGAATATCTTTCTTTTCTCCAATAGAACTGATTAGATCTACTGTTACATTAAATGATGGTTGAAAATATGGTAAAATTTGTTCAATAATTTGAAGAGCATCTTCATTCAGTTTACTTAAAATGTTGAGTTCAAAATTAATATTATATGGGACGGGCATGTATACTTTTTTGATATTTGATCCGTCCGTCGCTTTAAATGTTGAAGTAACTGAAGTTTTTCTGGATGAATCGTAATTTATTCCCATCATTTCAAATGACATTCTTGGTAATGTAATTTGAACGGGTTTATTTAAATCACTTTGTTGTTCAATCCTTGCCAGAAATTTTTGAATGGGTGCATATGCCAAAGGAACTTTCATATCACTTAAAGTGCCTCCGGAAGAATTGTCATGTTTAATGTGAATATCATTAAACATCGTTCCAAAAGCAACGATAGTTTTTCTAATTATTTCGTGATAGTAATAAGTTCCTAACATTAGTAAGTTCCAAAGGGATTAGATTCTGTAAAGTCTAGAATTGAATCTGCCACAGATTCAATATCCAAGTTATCTTGATATTTATCATTAATAGTCTCATTCTCTATGGAAGATTTGAATGCATAAACTGCACCAGATTCTGCTCCTGTTATAACTTCGCCATCAGTGAATGTTCCGGAAACATTTCCAACACGCAATATAAGATTGCCCTTATCCCAATTTTTAACTCTTCCAATAGCACCCGAAGTTCCTCCAGTAACTTTTTCTCCAAGTTCAAACGTTCCAATTCCAGATAGTACCGCAGGATCAGATATAGTTACGGTAGGTGCTGCAGTATATCCTACACCAGAATTTATAATTCTAAGAGAATCTACAGTATTAAATCTAGAAGAAAGATTTCCGGAATAGAGAATTGAATTTGCTGTTGCTGTTGTTCCAGATCCTGGTCCTGCTATGGTCACAATTGGTGCAGTAATATAACCAGATCCATAATCAGTTATAGTCAAACTAACGACACCAGTAACACCAACACCAACGGAACAAGTTGCTGCCGCACCAGTTCCACCACCCCCACTTATTGTAATTGTGGGTGCAACCGTATATCCAGCACCAGCATTAGTCAAAAGTATCTGATCTATTGTTTTGCTGCCAGAAACTGTTTTTAATGTTGCTACAGCAGAAGCATTAGTGCCACCAGCAGGTGCTGTAGAGATTGCTACAGTTGGAACAGATGTGTAATTATAACCATCATTATTTAAGAAAATTTCCCTAATGTAACCAGTTCCAATTGTTGAAGTTGCGGTTGCAGTTGTTCCTGTTGAAACTAAAGTAAGATCTACAAGATATCCTTGATCATCGAGCAGTTCATCGATATCTGTAATATTTGTATCAACAATTTCATCCTCATATTCAAACAATTCACACTTTAGTTCATAAGTATAATTTTTATTTAATTGATAGAAAGGACTTTCATGCTCTACAAATTTAATTTCGAACAATCTTGATGATAGTGGAAAATATATTAAATCTCCTTCTTTAGGTCTAGAACTTATTTTTACCGTAGAACCATCATCATAATTGGGATCAATTTCGGCACCATCAAGTCTACCCATTAAAAATGGTGAAATAAAATCTTCAAATCTTTCTTTTGAAATAGTTAAAGTTATTTCATCTCTTAAAGAAATGCCAAATTTTGTCATAAGATCTCCTTGACCTGTATGACCTTCATAATTATTTAAATATGCCTCAAGAATAAAATTATCATCAAATTTCGATGATTGTACTTCATTAAATACATTATCAATATCAATCATTTTTCTGGGGATGTAAGTGACCTCCATCCCAAACATTCTAATATGTTCGTTTATTAAATCCTGAACAAGAAATTGCTCACTGGAAGTTCCGTGAAGAAAAAAGGGATTAAGTGCCATTATCCAATAAGATCTAAGGGTGGTAATTCATGCTCTAATGACATGGTTTGCTTCAATTGATCTATTTCCCTTTCAGCATCTTCGTATATTTCTCTCCCATTCAGTTCTATCCCTCCAGGAAGTTTAACTCCTCTAAATTTAATGAGATTTTGTCCCCACTGTCTTTTTATAAGAGCAGTTAGATATTTTTTAAGGAAGGAATCATTATAAATTTGACTAAATGATGTTGGATCTAGTGCTCTATAACAATCGATAACAATAAAATCATCTTTACTTTGAGAAGACCAATCAATATCTAAATACAATCTATCTTGTCTTTTGTTAAATCTAACTTGTTTGTCTGTGGTTAAAAGAAAGTCTATGTCTTCCAAATATGTTTTAACCATGCTGTATTGTAACAAATCCACAGAATTAAAATAATACATATCATTCAAAAATACTTGATATTTGATACTGAACATTCCTCCAGATATTGAACTAGTATCAAATTTAAATATTTTTTCTATCCCGATTACAGAATCTGGAACTTTAATATAGTTTGAGTTTTCATAAAAATTAAAAGTAGTTGCTGCTCCAACAATCGTTGATGTTCCTGTTGTTGTAACTATTCCAACTCCACTTGTTCCGCCAGCTTTACCTCTATCAATATCTTCCTGAGTAATTTTATATTTCAAATACATTCGTTCGACACCATCAAAGTGTCTTTCCTGAAAATATTGTATGGCATCATCGACCAAATCATCGATTTGATCATCATCCACATTTATTTCTAAAACTGGAGCACCAAGACGCCTAAGACAATAATCCACCAGTTCCTGTCTAGTTGATGGTTGTGCCATAAATGAATATTCCTTTAAAATTATTTATTAAAACTCTCCACCATCTATCACTGAAGACCATTTAGGAATTCCAGAAGAATTTGTGGTTAGAACTAAATTTGTTTCTGTAAGAGTTTCTGTAGTGTTACTAGTAGCACTTACTAATTTTCCAGTATTATTAAAATATGCAATTCCATTAGGTCCATCAAAATCATTAGCATCATAATAAAGACCTTGACTTGCAGTTAATATACCAGTTATGTTGAGAGTATTTGTAAAAGTTGAAACACCAACAACATAAAGATTATTTGTTGAGGTTATTCCTGAAACAAATGCGTTTCTCCATCTTTTCTCATCAGTTCCGAGATCATATAAATTCGTTGCATCAGGAACTAAATTTGATACAAACTCTCCTCCAATATTAATATTATCAGAATTTTCATCTCCAAGATTTATAGTTCCACCTTTAAAGGTTGCTTGTCCTATGAATGTGGAAACACCGGCAACTTGTAATCCTTTTCCTACAAATAAATCACCACCTGTTGTAGTTATACCTCCACTAGAACCAAGTGTACTGATTCCACTAACATTTAATGTAGAACTTCTTAATTGGTCTTCTCCAATAGAAGTATCATCTCCAATAGTAATTGTATTATTATCACCATCAACCACAATTGTACTTGTACCAAATGTTGCAATTCCAGCAACATGAAGATTTCCACCTATACCCATGCCACCAGAAACTACTAATGCTCCGGTAGAAGGTGATATTGAATTGGTCGTATCAGTAATTTTTATCGGACCATCAATAGTGTCCGTCATTACAAATTTATTGGATGGTGCGTCGTAAACTACTAATGCTCCATCATTCTTAGTAGTGCTATCAACGTCATCAAGTTGAGTTAATTTTGCAGGAGCAGATGCTGCACTTGTTAAAACTCTTACAGCATTTTCCGAACCTACTCGGTCTTTTACTGAAACTAAAGATTCGCCACTTCTTTTGACAAGAACTTTTGGCATTTAATTACCTCGTTACTCCAGGACGAACAATTGCTGATCCTTCAACAAGTTTTGTTTTTTTACCTCCTGTGCTTTCTATCACTACATCATAAACATACCTTCCTTGTTTTAAAGCAGATGTTTGTGTTGGAGATAATTCGATAGAAATTTTTCCACCAACTTCAGAAGTAATTGTCGAAGCAAAAGAAACGGCAGTAGAACTACCATAATGTTTTCTCAATTGTGCTGAAACTGTATTATCAGTTAAATCGAGTGCTGATTCATCAGCAAAATCTTCAAATTCAAAAACAGTGTCAAAACTAGCACCAGATTCAATTACAATATTTGATACATATACTGACATAAATCTAGAGACTTCTTCTATAGAGTATTTATATTATACTATTTTGTTCTCCAAAATTTGCATTAAGATAGTTTTTATTTCACTGATATCATTTTTGATGTTATCAATTTCTTCTTTTTGAGTTTTTCTATTTTTTTTATTTGCAACATGTCGATTATATTCGGTGCTATCAACGTTAATGATAGCACCGGTTTCTTCATCCCTCTTAAGATTTTTGTGCCCTTCAACTGAGATCATGATAATGCTATTGCTCTAAAATCTTTAATCTTGATTGGTTTTGATTCATCAGTTCCACTCATTACTATTTTAATAATAAATCCATCATATTCTGAAATATTATCGGCAGTAAATTCATAATCCAAAAATTCATCGTCAGAACTAGATCTTACAAAAGTATCAGGTCTTCCACTATTTAAATTATCATATCCTGGGAATAATTCATAGGTTTGATCAATTTCAGAACTATCAGATCTGAAAAGTCTATAAAGAACTCTAAAATCTGCAGATGAATCTTTATATGCCGATAAAAGAACTTTTAAAGATGTTGCAGGATTTCTTAAAGTTATTTTTTTCGTAATATAAACCGATGAATGTGGATCGCCACTTAATTGATTTGTTCTTGAATCATCAATATAATTTGCAACTGGCAAATCAACTCTATTTCTAAAGAGATTTATATTTGCATAAGAACTAATATTAATCATAGGTGAAGCATATGTACTTCCTTGCATATTAATTGCAACAGTCAAAGATTTGTTACTAGGTAGAGATGATAAATTATTAGACTCATTAACATGAGATGCAATCATTCTAGTCGAATTCAAATCATTAGTGGAATTTAATTGTAGTGGTTCATATCCAATATCTTGGAATGACACTTCAGATCCACTAGCACTAGTAGCAGAAACTGTTCTTATGGAAGATTCTATTGAGGTGTCTGACGGAGAAAATACATCAAAAAATGGAAGAATGGAATTATATTGAATATTTTGGGATAAAATACATTCATCTCCACCAACTTTTCTTTCATCTGTGAATGACAGAAGATTATCTCCTGCTGTTCTTGTTGATCTATCAAATTGCATTTGATATGAATCAATTGTTTTATTTGAATTGATTATATTGCTATTTGTGGACATAGTGTGATTTTTATTGATTCTCCTCAGAGAAACTCCATTTAATTCATACTTATACACTATAGAACCGGCAAGATGTTTTCTCAAAATAGTCGAATCTATCGATCTTTCATTAATTGTTATTGTATTTGCAGATACATTAAATTCATTATATTCGATTATCTCATTTCCAACTAATAGATATCCTGTACTTTGATTAAGTCCAGTTCCTACTGATTGACCTTCAAATGATGTAAATATTCCAACATTTTCTACAGTTAATGAAGTTGAATCTGCATTCAAATCTTGAGAAAGTTTAACTCCAATTGTAGTAGGTTTAACTCCAAAAATTCTTACGGAATTATTGGAGGCGTGCATTCCGTGACTATGATCATAAACTTCAAAAACATTTCCACTATATTTTTCTTCGGAAACTACGCTACTGGTAGTGTATGTTGCTCCCAAAGCTACTGCAGTATTTCCATTATAATATGATAATGCAGTAGTACCATTAGGATAGAAAGTTTCCCCAACAACATCTGTAAGATACAGCATGTTGATGCCTCTGGTGGATGCAACTGTTATACTTGCTCCGGAACCTTTCTCAACGTTAGAAGTAGTCAATCCAAGAACATCTCCCTGAACATAACCAATTCCACTAGATGCTATCGATAAACTAGATAATTCTCCGGAAGAATTTATGACAACATTTGCAAGTGCTCCACTACCAGATCCTGATATATTGTAAAGAGGAACATTAGAATATGATCCCGTAGAATATCCAACTCCAACATTTGTTAGACTTGTTGTAAGAACTTCTCCTCCAATTTGTTCAATAATTCCACTTGTTAATGTGCCATTTGTTCCGACCTTTCTACCAACTGTAAGTATAGACTCAGAATCAAATGTTGTTTGAAGACCAACATTTAATTTTCTTGGATAGACGACTATTGGATTATTTTCTGTCGAATATGTACTTGGTGAGTTAAAATCTCTTGTAAGAGATGTTCTTTGAAGAGATGGATTATAAAAATATGCAGTGCCTTGAGTAGAAGTAAATCTACATCTATTAACCCTAAACTTCATATCTTCAAGTTGATCTGCAGACCAAGTTACTCCATTTTGCGATTTGAATAGAGTGCCACCAATATATTGTCTGGAATAGATAACTGTTTCAGAATCTGGTAAATTTTTAGTTTCTGAAGTTCTTTCTCCCATTTTAGCAGTCCAAACATAATGATTGTTTGAATATGGAGATAGTAAAACTATTGCATAACTTTGTCCCCTCTCAACATAAACGGGACTTGGAAATGTTGCTCTAGTGAATGCACTGTTTCTTCCATCTGTAGAAACAATAATATCCTCAGGAAGTATTTCAATAACCGAATCATTGCTAACCAACTGGGTAGTTGGAAGACCAAGTTCCATCGTTCTAAGTTCAAGTATAACAGGTTGGAATGCATCCTTTTGATAGAACCAAAGATCAATTGATGAAATATATCCACTATCATCTGTAACGGCAAATGATTGTGCCAAAGGATCTCCCCAGTTTACTGGTGGTGGCGGTGGTGGCGGTGGTGGAGGTGGTGCTTGTCTTCTTACTGTTAATAAGAATTCCTCAATAGTTTGAACAGTTCCTTCAGAAGTGTAAGTTCCTTCTGCAATAGAAACTACATAACCTTCCGGTAAGACCTCAGAAGCATTAATATTAGAACTCAATTTAAATATTTTTTCTCCGGTTGTTATCCTAACGGAAGGTTGGGGAGTTTGATTAGGGTCTCTTATAAAGAAAGAACCTAAAATATGTCCCTCATAATCACTTATCAATCGGTTTCTTGATAAAGTTGCTTCTGCTCCTGAAGTAGTACCAATCAAAGTCATTCCTACTTCAACTCTTCCACTGAATTCTCCAATTGCTTCTTCTGCTAATGATGATATATCAACATTCAAAACAGTTGATGCGGAGTTGTATCCAGTTAAAGGAACTAAGTTGGGATTATCGTATGGATTGTAAGTATAAAATTGTGCTCCCTGATCATTAGTTGTAGCATTATAAGGACCTCTTTTATGAGATTGAGATGCTACTCTAAAAGTAATTATTTGTTCATCACCAACAAATCCTTGCACAGTTTCTCCAACTTGGAAAACTCCACTGACCATAGATATTTCCAATAATTTTGGAATAATATCAACTTGAGAATTTGAATCTAAGGAAGAGTAAAATCTTGTCAGTGAAGGTAAAGAAGCTGATTGGAATTCAACATTTCTAGACCTCATAAAAGGATCAGCACTTGTTCTGATTAATTCACGAGTCAATCGATTGTTAAATGTTTCTGCTCCACTCCACCAAGCAATCCAATTTGTTCTGGCAGCACCTTGAACAACTACTGTTCTTGTCCAAGTATCATTTCTTGGGGAAAGAGTAATTGTTCCAGTTGTAGATATTACATTAAATGGATTAACATTTGATACTCTAGTTGCTAATGGTTGAGTTAAAACTCCCCATTCTTCTTCAACATAATCGAGAGTAACTGCATTTCCAGTTTTTTTGAGATTGTTATCAAATAATTCGTAATCTGTATTATAATCTACAGTATTCAAATTTAAAGATTGTGCTGGTGCTAAAATTGATTTTAATGAAAATTCATCTCTATCAGTAACTAATTGATTATTATTAATATCAATAATAATATTATTATCAGGATCACTAATGTTGACTAAAGATAAATCTTTGAAATCATCAACAACAAATCCAGATTTGAATTTTGAGAATCCATCATTATCTTTGATTTGTAATGATTTTGTGTCCAATTCTAAAAGAGACAGTGAAGTAACTCTTTCTAAGTTTTCAACTCTATCTCTTATTTTACCAATATCTTTCATAGTAAATCTTACATTATCTATGAGAGATATTTTTGCATCTCTGGAATTAAAAAGATATGCTGGCAGTTCTATAGAAGCAATCTCCATTCCACCAAATCTATTTGAAGGTTCTGATGGGTTTATCTCAGGATTTCCTTTTATCAATCTAAAGTTGCCTTGTTTGTCCAAAATAAGTTTATCTATTCTAGGCAAATATTGTGAATAGAATAATGTAGAAGATTCATTAGGGGAAATAACTTCAAATGAAGTCGCAGAAAAATCTCTTGATAAGAAATCAAATGGAGATCTTGTTGCTGTTGCAACATTAAAATCAGCAACTCTTGGTCTAAAATCTAAAAGATCGGATAATCTGACACCAGATGAATTGAGTGGAATATTTTCCAATTCAGTATTATAACTAGAGATTGTGAACAAATCTCCATTGATTCCTTGTGCAGCACTTGTAGTAAATTTGTCAAATATAACTAATAATCTTCTTGATGGGGTTTCAACTCCAAACTTTTTAATAATTCTGGAATATCCGTAATATTCATCTCTTTGTCCATTATCTAAAGTATAATCTCCAGTTCTATTTACATATTGACCAATAGTTATTGATGAAATTGGACTTTCAATTAAAGATTCTTTAAATAAAACTGTTTCCCCTGGATCAAATTTTTGATCATTTAAATATACAATTTCTATTTCGGAAGTTGATTTACGAGTTACGATTTGACCAACTGCACTGCTAGTTTTTCCTATTACTTTTTCCCCAAGAATAGAATTGGTATCTAAACCTAAAGAAGAGTTGAAAGAAAGTGTGTCTAGTACTGGAGCAGCACCATCGATAGATTCATATACTGCTAATAATTTTGATACATCTGTAGTATTCAGAGAAATTTCATCATCCTCGACTCTCAATCCATAATATGAATTTGACGTTAATCCATATGAAGTGGAAATTCCTGATCTAGTAAATGTAACGGAAGTTTTTTGACTTCTATCTAATGTTTTTATTTTATTTACAATTGATGACTTTTTAAGTGATGTATTTACTGTAACTGATGATTGGGAGGTTTTTAAACCTTTAAACGTGATGACATTATTTTGGAGAGAAAATTGATCTGAAGATAATGGTTCAATAGAACCATCCGAATAAATGATAGAATATTTTTCTTCATCAAAAGCATCAAAAAATGCACTAGATATTCCTACATCAGAAATACTAACAGTTAATCGTCCGTCACCATCTGTAGACTTTGAAGTTACTTGCTTAGAAACATTAATATTGGAATTTAAAAAGTTTATGTCGGCAATATTTGATGCTGGTAACTCTGTAAATAAGGATGCATTTTCTTTATTTGAGATATTTGGAGAACCAAGTGAAAATGTTACCGATTGTCCATTAGCAATTGTACCATCACAAACATTTGAGACTGTGGGTACTGTTGATAATGTAATTGATAATCCATCATCAGAAATGGATTCAACTCTGTTAAAAGTCTCTGAACCAATTCCAGATCTCTGATATCTAATGATTGTATCGCTTTTTATTCCAACAAAACTTTTTCCTGGGCAGGTTGCAATCCCCCCGTTAATCTCTAAGGTATCAACTATACTAAAATTATTTCCAATTTGTTTTTCTAAAACAGAATCAGCAGTAAAATCAGTGGAAAACCCTGAAAGTGCATCGGTATTTTGATATACTGATTTAATGTCAGATACATCATATGTTTTTATAGATTTAATAGATCTGCTTGTTTCTGTAGTTCCATTAATTAAAATTTGCTCACCTTGCAAGAAAGAACCGGAAGTCTGGTTTAAAGTAACTTCTAGATTACTTACAGATACAACATATCCACTAGCACCACTACTTCTACCCTTTATGTAAGTCGATGCTGCAAGTGAAGCAGCATTATTTAATGTTAATACAGTATATGTTTGAACATCAAAAAGATATAAATCCCACTGTGAAGAATTATTTGTATATGTATCCCTAGAAGTAAAGTTATAAACCCTTGCCTGACCAATTGTTGTTCCTGCTCCCGCAATTGTAGAATCTTTTCTTCTGTTTTGTAAATTTAAGTATGTATTATTATCAATACCAATTAAAGGAGTACCCGAAACATTATTAATTTTTAATAAATTGCCCATTTCAAAAGGAACGGACGTTTGTGTCAACTGAGAAGTTTCTCTAGTTTTTTCTACATCAATATAAGTATTTTGAGTATCAATCTTATATCCTTCTACATATGAAGTTCCTGGAGAAATTTTTAAAACTGACAAATTTTCCGAAGGAGTATTTCCATTTACTGTGAGTTCTGTATCTAGATATAAACCATTTGAAGATACTCTGTCATTTAAACTCTCTTGAAGTTCAATATTGTAGTCTTTTACCGAATAATTTCCAGATTCTTCAAATGTTCTTTTTGCAAAATAATCTTCTAAAATATTATAATTGTTGGTCGGTTCATTTCTAGTAATTATTATTCCATCATTAACTCTCTCAATTTCTATGAAATTCTTATCATCAAAGTCTGATACTAACTTTTTGGAAAGTTTTGCTGTGATCTTTAATCTATCTGAACCTGGAGCAGCATAGTTCGAAAATCCTTTTGCATTATCATATAATGTATTATCATCTTTAGCCGTTATGATTTCTTCACTTATTTCGAGACCAATTCTATAAGAAGGTGTATTCGTATACTGATCTAATATTAATTCTTGTCCAGAAATATTGACAAAATGTCCTCTAATAAAATAAACACTATCAGAAATTGAATATGATGATCCAATTGCGGTAGCACCAAAATCAATACATTCTGCAACTAAGTCGCCGGAAGCAATCGTTGTATTTCCATAAACAACAGGTTCTTGAACGACTAATCCTTCACTATCAGCAAATGGTTGGAATTCAAAACTACTATTTCCCTGATCATATTTTACATATAAGGTATTATATCCTTCATCAGATTCTGATGCAGGTAAAACTGATCTAATTTTTGCAGTAACTTGAGAATCTTGTCCTTTGATTTCTTTGCCAACAAGATTACTTAAATATAAGGATATATTAATTCCAGATACAACAGATTTAACTTTTACCGCATAAAACTGATTCTCATATCTTACGCCACCAGAAATAACAGCAGATCCTTCTTTAAAAAAATGTGATCCAAATTTTTCAACTTGATCTTGCAATATTGATTGCGAAGTCGTCAGTTCTCTTGATTGGATTGGAAATCCCGGTTTAAATAAAACGCGATGGAAATTTTTTCCAGAATCAAAGTCATCATAATATGGACTTGAATTTAAATTAGTTTTTTGGGACATTTTTTAGAATTCCAGTATTACTTTGATATCTTCTTTTTGTCTAGTATTTCTAGAAATTACAGGTCTATTATCTAGATAAAGTATTTCACCCGTGTTTTTATTTATCTCTGGTGCGGCAATACCATCTGTGAAAGAAACACCCAAATCAACAACACTACCATCAACTGTCATCGTTGACCCATTTAGAGTAGAATCTACAGATGACGTTTGACTAGTACTCAAAAATGAAATATTTCCTCCAGTAGAAACAATTGGCAGAACTCCTCTAGTTTCTATGGTTCTATTTTCTTTATTATCTCTGTGAGTTTTTTCATCTGCAAAATACAAACTTCTATCTTGATAATATTTTAAAATTCTAGTGGAATCATCATAAGAAGCAACGTAACCTCTAGCTTTTACTGAATTTGAATTATTATCAGTATAAGATTGTTCAATTATTTCTCCAATAATTGGTGATTGAATAGTGGTACTCAATCTAACAGCATGAAGACCATTAAACTGAGAATCGGTAAATAATTCATCCACACCATATTTTTTAGGATTTTTAATTAAACCAATTTGAGAAAATTTTGTTGTAGTTGGGAAATCCTTAGTGCTACCGTCAAAACGAACATATAAAAGAATTTTGTCAGCACCTAATTCTTGATATACGTCGTATCCATGCCCTTTTGATGGAGGAATAATTGGAATCAATTCTGCATGATTATTGATATTTGCATCAGAAAATACAGATTCATTAAATGGATCTAAATCAACAATTCCATAAGAATATCCGCTTCCACCTTTTGTAATTGTTGCAGAAGTGATTTCTCCAGTTCCATTAATTTCAATTTGAACTTTTCCTCCAGTTCCATCACCCAATATGTCACAAACTCCAGATCCACTATATCCAGAACCTTTATTCGCAATATAAACTTTTTTTATTTGATTGTTATTTACATCAGAATTTCCATTTTCTCTGATATTTTTTAAAACCTCATTATCGGTTGTATTCCAATTATTTGGGAGAGGAATATAATCCGTAGAGTCGAATTTTATAACGTCTGTAGGATCGATGGTGAACAGATATTTCCAAAGATATCCGTCCCCACTAGAACCTGCTGCTGCAGGTTCCAAACCAGTAAATCTTGGTTCATCAATTGATGGATTTCCAGTTAAATTATCGCCAGAAGATCCATTATCTATACAAATATAAACTTTAAACTCAGATGTTATTACATAATAACTTGTGTCATATAATCTACTAGAATTCGTTATTGGAGAACGATTTGAGGAATTATAATCATCTCTATACATTTCATATTTCGTACCAGAAACCCATGATCTTTTCTTTACCAATCTCCTCAAACCAACAGAAGTTATTTTTTTACCAAAAATAATCGTATCCTTGGTATGTGCAGTATTCGAAAAATCATCCTTTGGTGAAGGGGTCGAAACATTCCAAGAAGTGCTTCTGCCAAAATAATCTTCTGCTGGATTGGCCAATCCAACAAATAGATAATATGAATTTGTACTGAGATCAAAAGAATTTACGAAATTTTCCGCATTAGAAACTCTAAATTGATCTGTTACAATAGCTCCAGACATTTTAGTTATTTTTTCTTTTATTTAGTTGACTTAATTGTACCTATCAATTGGAGTATGATCCACTATCACGAAGTCCATATCCCCTTCTTTGAATTTGTGGATATGTAGATAATCCAGCAACATTATTTCCGGAAATAGTAAATTGCTGTGCCGATTCTCTAGTTAGATTTGAAAATCTTCCCCAAGAGAAGTTTCCATAATTTTTAGTTGAATCGGTGAGATTTAAATCAAAAACATAAACTGCACCATTATCGTTAGATCCCTCATAAGGAGCACCAACAACAATTTTATTTAATCCTGCTGAGACCGATCTTGCCAATTGATCATCTGCAGTATTAATAACAGTTATTTTTGATTCATTAGTTCCATCCAAATCATAAACATATAATGCTCCAGACATACTTCCATTATCATCATCGAGAGGAGAACCAACAATGATTTTATTGGATTCTATTGCTACAGAGAATCCAAAATTATCACCAGCCTGTCCATCAGAAGCAGTTATTTTGGTTAATTGAGTTCCGCTAAGGTCATAAACATAAACAGAACCTTTATCAAAACCATCACGACGAGCACCAACAACTACTCTATTTGATCCTACTGCTACCGCATCTCCAAAATTATCACCACCAATACCATCAGAAGCAGTTATCTTAATTTCATTACTTCCATCGAGGTCATAAATGTATGCTGCTCCTGCAGCATTAAGGGCATTTGCATTAGCACCACCGCCAGGATCATTACCATAATCACCAATAACAATTTTTTCATTTCCTATAGCAACTCTTCTTCCAAAATCATCAGCAGTAGTACTACTATCGGAAGCAGTAATAATTCCTAATTGATTTCCAGAAAGATCAAAGATATAAGCATTTCCTTGACCTGAATTAGCATTAGGAGCACCAACAACAATTCTACCATGACCTATGGCAATAGATCCGGGTTCCGATCCAAAACGATCATTTGCAGATAGATTTGATGCATATATCTTAGCTTCGAAACTGCCATCAAGATCGTAGATGTATGCCGATCCTGCATTAGGCACGGTTGTCGATGGTGGCGTATTAGGACTATCATCTATTTTTCCAATAACTATCTTATTATCTCCTGCTGTTTTTCCTATTGCTACACTTGTTCCAAAGTATTCAAAATCAATAGCATCAGAAGTAGTAATAATTCCTAATTGATTTCCGGAAAGATCAAAAATGTACGCTACACCTTGATCATCAGGGGAGTTAGATGTTCCATGGTAGTATGGAGCACCAACAACAATTCTATCGTTTCCTATGGCAACATCAGTTCCAAATTGATCGTTTGTATTGTCACCATCAAGTTTAAACAATAGTTCGTGAGAAATCGTTTTATCCAGACTATCAATAGTAGCTCTACATGTAACAATTCCTACTTTATCATTATCCGGTGATATTGAAACTTCTGCAACTTCGTAAATATTATCAAATGCTGTAGTTCCAATTCCAATAGTAACTCCTGCACCTGTAAATGATGTAGATCCAGTTCCCAAGTTAGTATCTGATACAAAGAATGGATAACCAACTTTTAAAGAATTTCCAAATTGATCATCTTCATTATACAATTTAAATTCAAGAGCAGGATTTCCTGAAGTCGTTGTTGTCGTAACTCCAGTAATAATTCCAGAGAAACCATCTACAAATTTCACAGAAGTTACATTTTCTACTTTATTTGCAGGTAAAGGAACTAATACTTGAGGTAAATTTGATGCCGAATATCCAAATCCGCCGTTAGTAACTGATATAGAAGAAACAGTTCCAGTAGCAGAGACAGTTGCTGTTGCTTGTGCAATTGTTCCTATTCCTGCACCTATTCCACTTGGAGGATTTGAAAATTCTACATCAACTGATCCTGCTTCATATCCAGATCCACCAGAAATAATATTGATAGATGAAATTGTAGATGCACTAGATACGACAACTTGAAGTTGTGCTGGAGTTTTATTAACTCCTTCCAAAATAATTAAATCAAACTCCGGAATGTTGATAGATAATTCATTTTCTTCATAATCAAATGATTGTGCCTCATCAACAAATATTTGATTATCTGATGATGATAAATCTGAAATTAATCTGGATGTCGGATATACTTTAGATGCAATTCTATTTCTAGATCTGGAAATTTCCTCGCCATTAATTATAATATCGGATTTTTGTGGAATGATATCAACAAATTTTTCATTAGTAATAAATTGAGATAACTGTGCATCACCCTCAGTACTAATTCCAGGTCCAATATAGATATTTGTTTCTACAAGATCAGATTCTCTGATGTCAAAAATTGTTCTTGGATTTTGATCTCTTGTCAATACAAAATTCGGATCTCTCATGATTTGAATTTCATCACCAATACCAATATCTTCATTAATTGTTTCAAGTTTACTATCAACACCTCTAGTTCCCCGATAGAAGAAAATATCAACATCATCTTCCGCATCTGGAGCACTAGAAAATACTATACTAGTTCCTCCATCAAAATTATATGATTCTCCTGGAATTTGAAGAATTCCATTTATATAAATGACAAGCAATTCTTTCAAATCAATTGGTATGGAATTTGGATCACTCAAATCCCGTTCAAAGTTTAATAAGTCTCCATTATAAAGTAATGGGAATCTTACTTTTTCACCATCTTGAGATAATTTTATAGAATCTATAAAATCCATTTCTCCAAACTGCCATAATGCAAAATTATCATGGTATGTTTCTAAAACTTCCAGTTCAAAATTATGAATTGGTTCTGAAAGATTTGCATCAGTAACTAATCCAACAATTGTGAATTTATCACCTCTGTTAAATGAATATCCATTATTAATTACTTCAAAATTAGTAACTTCGAAATAAGTTGATCCTATTCCTGTTGTAGAAGCAGCACCAACCTCCAAGTTGACAGCAAATCCAATTCCAGTATCTGTAGTTGTACCAATTCCCAATCTAGAAATTCCAATAGCATTTAAATTTGAGTATGATGGGTCAGAAACAAATATTTGTGGATTTACATAGTCAGTTCCCGCAGAACCAACATTAAACGATAAGGTTCCACCAACACCTATAGAATCAACCGAAACTACTGCCCCTGTACCGGCACCACCACCAGTTCCTACATCAATTTGAACAGTGTTTGGTGTTGTTGCTGTAATTGCTACTTGCTGATTATGAATTGGATCTCCTCCAGTTTGTCCTCTTCTCAATTTCGTCTTAGATATTGCTCTAGGATATGAATGATTTGATCCATGACCATCCTTAGAACAAGTAAATACCAATCCACCAGTAGCAATACCAATCGTATTTGATGTTGTCAAACCATGATCGATAATAGTTAAGACTAAATCACCAGTTCTAGAATTGTAAGTAGCATCTGTTGCAGTGTGAGTTCCTCCATTATTATCAGTAATTGAATTTACTCCAGCACTTACAAATTTATGATCATACTCTATATCTACTACACTTACTCCAATAGAAACCAATCCATTATAACCAGAACCTTGATGATCCAAAGTTCCAAGACCCACAGATATGAAAGAACCTCCAGCACCAACAACAGCAGTGACAGACGCCCCTACAAGAGGTGCATAACCAAGTCCCGGAGTAGAACCAAGAGATACAATTATACCTCCTCTAGGAACCCCATTTTGATTAACGTCAGAACTTGAAGTGATGATGTCATCATCAACCGGATCTTTTATTCCTGTAAAAACTATATTAGTTGTAGATCCAGCATCATTTAAATCATAATTATTCCCTTCATTATTTGATGTAGATGGTGTTTGGAATATTTCATTTACATATAAGAGACCGCTTCCTGGTTCAACATAGTCAACATCTTGACCAGAACTCTTTATCGTAAAAGTTCTACCAATACCATTAAATTGTGATGAAATATCATCATAGATAATATTTTTAGAATAATCCTGTCTTAAGAAGACTCTACCATTAAATGATGATCGTTCAAATTTTATTCCCGAAGGATTTTCTCTATCATTTTCTCCAGATCCTTTTGGTGCAGATGTGAAATGAAGTTTGTTTCCGACGATATTGTAAGATCCTTTATACAATTGTGCTGTGCTTCCAGAGGTATGAGTGCTCGCTGTAGAACCAACAGCACCCCTCTTTGCTTTTATTAAAGGTATCGTACCAGTTCTAGTTATTGGACCAGATGCAGTTGTTCCTAATCCAACAATAGTAACTTCAAGATATTCTTCATCAATTTTTATTAAATCTCTTGGATTAACTGTAGAAATGCCACTTAATGCAATATATTCTTGAGAATTAGTAATATTATCACTAATTGTATAAGAAATTGGTGAGAATGCAATAGGATGTTGAATTATACCATCAATATTGATCAAAGTTTTTTCAATATTCTTATTCATGGTTAAACTATGTGCATTTCCTCCACCAGTGTTGGTAAATGTAAATGCAGATTTGGAATTATTTGTTCCAGTTATTTTAAATGTGTTTGGATCACTAACAATAGCAAATACATTTGATGGGCAAACGTCCGTCGTTAATCCGCAAATATATGATTGTCTACTTGTAGATGCAGTACTGACATTGGAAAGAGAAATACCCAATCCAACATTATCAGTGTAATATGTTCTTCCAATTCCAACATCAATAGTTTGATTTGAGGTTACTGTTTCTTCGCCAATTGATTGAATTGTTCCCAGTGAAGTTCCATCGCCAGAGAAAATGCCAGCATTAACTTTAAATATAGAAGTATTAGCAATACCAGTTATAACGGTAGATCCTACACCAACAATATTTCCGGTAAAATATTGGAAAGTATTTCCAATACTTACAATTTGTGTTGATGCTGGAACTGATGGACCACTAACAGTCTGACCAACTTCGAAAAACTCTAATAGTGATGAAGAAATTCCCGTAATAGTTGAAAGTCCAGCAATAAAGTCACCAACAAAAACTGTTCCACCTACAGATGTTGTTCCAATTCCAATAGAAGTTGCTGCAACTCCTAAGAAAGTTGATCTAGGAGTATATGTTAAACTTTCATTATTACTGAAAAAGTGGTCACTTATTGAAAATACTCCAGTAGATGTATTTAACGTTGTTGCATCTGTAGGATCAAATGTTTTTTGGAAAATTGGTACTCCATTATATTCCATTTCAAATTCTAATTGGTCATTTCCATCACCATTAATTGCATTAAATCTGCTATTTTTAATGGATTCTATAATATTCCCATATTCTTTATCTAAAGTTATATTTTCAATATCCAATTCTCTGTAGAGAACTTGAGAATAGATACTTATCTCATAATTTGCATTAAAATCTGGATAGAACAATAAGTTTGCATTTCCGCCAACAATATTTGAATCAAATGTTCCGATGCCAGTTGTACTTGCCATGGAAACATAGAATTTGGGCATTATAAAAGTATCTGTTTTGTCATCCAATAATAAAATTTGATGAACAGATGTATTGCCACTATCAATATTTTTAATTTTCAATAGTGATTTTGAAGATCCAACTGTATTTGAATCAAATGATGCTACAATTGTTCCTACTCCAACAGAAAGATTTCCAGTTTCAACGTGTGTTGATTGGAGAAAAGCAGATCTTTCGGAACCTTCTGGTTGCCCATTTGCCAAAAATCTATATGTAGACCCAAGACCAACTGAAGAAGGTCCAATGTTTATAGTTTTTGCCTTGTAAATAATATTATTTGATTTCAGATTAGTTAAATTTATCTTCAGAGTTCCACTTTCAATTGTAGAACCAATTGAAACAAATGGTTCAGAACTCTTTCCAGCCAAATTTTCAGTATCAAAATAATATTCTGCGTGATTTGAAATTGTTCCGTCATTGACAGTTGCGACTTCAAAGAAATTCATTTTATCTGTCAGTGAATCTATAGCAATAATTTCAGTTAAAATTGCTTCAGTAGAAGATGTTGCAATACCAACTATTTGTGAAGTTGAACCAACTCCCACCGTCTTAACATTTGAAGTGATATCAACAAATCCTATAGAAGTTGTTCCTATCCCACTTAATCCAGTGTCAAAATTATTTCGATATACTTTAATATCATAAGTTCTTTCAAAAGGATCTTCAGGTTCATATCTCAAAGACAAGTTTCCAAACTGATCGAGGAATCCACCAACTTCACTGTAACTTTCTATTTCATCCGAATTTGATAATGTTCCCCTATTAATAGTATAGCTATTAAGATTATCATTTAAAATGACTAGATCATCAAACTGTTGTTCTGTGCTACCAATACCAACACTTTGAACTAAGAAACTGGAATATTTTAAAAATCGTGGATATGTAATAATATCGACATATTCTTCTTGTCCAAAAGTAACACTAGAAAATTCATTTTCGACATTATCAATTGATAATACTCTGTTAGATTTGCATACAAAATAATCTGTCAGGTTTTTATTCTGGAATTCAACATATTTTGATTTTTTAATAAATTGACCAATACTACCAGGATTTAAGTCTGGTTCTAATATTACATCGATATCTTTTACAATATCAAAATCTTTTATTCTATCAATTCTTAAATCTGTATTAAAGTCAATAACAAGTGAAAGTGTTGAAGTAGTATCTCCAAGACCAATTGAAACAGAAGAAGTGATTCCAACATCTGCAAAATTCTTTAATCCTGTTGAGTGTACTAATTTATTAACAGGATCTATTAAAGTTTCATATGGTATAGGACTCTTAATTGAATATGCTAATTTTTGATAGTAATCATTATCAGAAAGAACTTGATAGTCTTCGCTTAATGCACCCGTATTTGATCTCCATCCATCACTAGTCGTGTTTATTGGATCAATTTTAAATCTTCCGGATAGGGAAGTAATTTTATTAATTTTTGCAGTTGATCCAGAACTTATACCTTTTATACTATATCCAACTTTAATGAAATCTGGTCCATCTATTTTAGCAATATTTGCCTCGGAACTTATGATAATATTGTCTGAAAGCACATATCCGTTACCAATATCTATTAATATTTCCTCATTAGGAATAAATGCACTTTCTTCTAGGGTAACTCCAAATGTTGGAAGTTTTGATCTGTTAATTACAGATGCAAAGGTTTGTGTTGTGACAGGAGTTCCTGCATCAGATGTAAATTTACTTATATCAAATACTATCTTAGCTGGAGATGTATTTTGATATTCTGATACAGTAAAATATCGATATCCAAGATCTGTAGAATTAAATCCATCACCACTTGTTCCGCTTTTTTCAATTCCCTCAACAAATATTTGGTCATTTACTGCAAATGGGGGTGTTAAAAATCCTCCAATTGGTGTGCTTAAAATGCAAGTTACAATTCCTGACTGATGTTCAATAGTGTTTATTAAAACACCGTTAGTGTTATTTGTTGGAATTAATTCATATTTTTTCAAATCCAATCCAGTCGCATTTACTGAAGTAACTCTAGAAACAGAACTTCCATCCAATTCAACAATAAAGGATGCAGTATCTACAGATTCTCTTGTTCCAGCATCAACCAAAACGATTGATGGTTCTGAATAATAATCACTGCCACCAGATGTTATTGTGATATCTGATATTTGATGGTTTTCTTTTAAATTGGCAACAATTGGAAGAATACCACTTGGTGATAAAGTTTTGTCTGTTGGGAATGAAAATCCAGTATTGACTATGTCAATACTTTGGGGTACTCCTATGGTATTAGACAATAAACTTATACCTGCACCATCACCCGAGTCACTTTGTACTCCAGTAAATGATGGTAATGAATCATAATTGAACCCAGGAGATACTTTTCTAATCTTTGATATAGGTCCAGTTGCAGTTTTGGAATTTGTCAAATATTCAAAAGATTTTACATCTGATGATGTATATTGTGGCACTTCTGGTAGACCAACAAGATTAACTGTAAATGTAGTTAATCCAACACTTGAAACTGTAAATGAGTCATTATAAAAACTATCAATATAAGAAATTTTAGAGAAAGACTTTACATCTTTATCTGGCAAAATAAAATCACCCGTTACTAGATCTTCAACAATATAATATAAATCATAATCAATACTATTTGTATAATTTAAAGTTATTTTTGCCCCAGATTGTCCTGGAGTTCCAACACCAATTACATTGAAAGAACTTTCATCTGATGTTGAAATGAATTCATTAACATAATTGTTATCTTTAAAGAATTTAATTGTTTTGTTGGCAAACGAAGAATCACTTATATCAAAAACTAAATTGTTATTTTTGATTACGTTGATTCGTGGATTTACAAGACTTAATTTTTGAGAACTTCCTCCAGTTCCTCCAATACTGACTACTGACAGATTTTTTGAAGTTGCATCATATAAAGTTTCTGATAAAGAAATTACGTCATCACTTAACTTTAAAATATAATAATAAGAATCAAGAGATAATCCAGCAGCTGCTGTATTTGCTTCATAAAATACTTTATCTCCAGTTACAAAATTATTATTTGGAATGGTTATAGAGTTATTTGTTGTATTAATTCCCGATGAATTAAATCCTACAGGATTGATCAAAATTCTTTGAGTATTATTATTGAATATTGATTTCAACGATGTTGAAGTTCCAATTCCAACATTATTATTTGGAATTACATTCAATTCTACAATATCATCCTTTTGCAATCCATGACTGGTAGATACAGATACTGTAGCATTAATTTCACTAACATCAACTGTTATTTGATTATTTTGCGATTCCAAATAATATTCATAATTATCCGAACCAGTTGACATCCAGATCAACTCAGAATCTGGATTTAAAAGTGTCATTATACCAACAACATCATCAGATTTTTTATTAATATAAACCGTTTCACTTTCGGAAGAATTTAAAAATTGGAAAAACTGGTTAGTAGTAAGAGAATAAACATTAGCAAATCCATTTGCTCCAGAAGGACGAACAAATGTTACCTTTTCATTATGTTCAAATCCATGATTTGGGAGATAAAGTGATCCATTCAATATTGATATTGTATTTTCTATATTATTAATTGTGTAAGAAATTTCTGACGAAACTCCTATAGTAAGTCCTTTTGCGACTGATTGTTTAGGATTAAAATATACCTTTTTATTTTTAAAAGAGTCAATTTCATCTATAACAAACGGTATTGTGAATGAATCTGGTCTATATGTAACAACGGATCCAACACTATGTGCTATGCCCGAAAGAGACCTTTTTGCTCTAATAATTCTACTATTACTGAAAACGTTCAATACTTCCATATTTTCAGTTCCAATTCCTATGGTACTGCCTATGGAAATAGTTTTCGGAATAGACGACACAAAAATATCAGTAACTATTCCAGAGTTAATAATTATTTCTTCACTTAAAACTGATGTATTATATTCTACATTAATTTTATGGAATCCACTCAATCCAGGTATATTAGTTGACTCATTATCTATCTTTACATAATTTTGATTATTGAGAGAATGGAAAGGATTGACATGAAGTCTCAATCCAGACGATTCTTTTTCCAAAACAACGTTCGATTCTTTTATTTCTGTATAAGAAATAGTTGTTATGTCTTTACCTTTAATCTCAGAAACTTCTGCAGAAACTCCAGATCCTTGGACTTTGGAATTGTCAAAAGTTAAAGCATCTCCAACTTTATAGTCAAATCCGTCTACATCTACTGAAAAGGAAGAAATATCTCCTTTAGATGAAAAATCAATTGTTGCAGCATCAAACCTATCAACAAATTCAAAATCTATATAATCATTCTTAGAGAATTTTTGTCCAAGTCTGTATGGTGCAGTATTTCTCAATAAACCTGAATTTTGTAAGTCAAAGTTTTCTTGATTTTGATCTAAAACTCCATCAAGAAGATCTGATTTATACGTGTCTCCTATAAAATATGGAAAATCTGGTAAAAATGTTCCAGGAATATTTGGATCAGGAACTATCGTTGAAAAATATGCATATATTCCCTTTGGAAAATCTGGAGTTTTTGTGAATCTTCCATTATGCTCATCCAAATCTCCAGAATCATCAAAAATATAATCTTCAACAAATATACCCTCAGCAAAATTTGCTAAACTTGGTCTATCATAAATTTTAGAGGAATCTAGAGTATATCCTGACTCAACTCTCTTTACTATGGTAGCATCATTTGGATTTGTGTAACCAAATGATCCATAAATTGGATTCCCATCATATGC